GATTAGCAAGTTCTGCCTCAATAGCATCATGTATTGCTGTGTTCATATCATTGATGAAATGAAACTCACCCATCTCCTGTGAGCTTGGCATATTCAATTGATATGATTTATCATATAATTCTGTCAGCATCGCCAGTCTACCCCAACGTGCTGTTAATTGCGATCCTGCTGGTGGTCTACCACCAAACTCTACACCTTTCAAGATCGATCCACTACCAAGAGACTGACTACCCTTCTTAAATGTAATCGTACAACTCTTTAAGAAGTCTGGCGCTTGCCTCTTCGCAGCTGCAACAAATTCATCCTCGGATAGAGAGGCAACTTCTATACTAACTGCATCTCTTTTGGGAACTTTAAACTCAATTTCATCAAAGACAAAACTATCTCCATCAACAGTCAGGAGTCCTGCTCCCACTGCTGCTTTTTTATGGATCTCACGTAGATTCCTCTCGTATCTACCACTTCTATTTAAGTGTGCCCAGGTGAGTGCTGTCATGAAAAAACCTCCCCTAGTATTTAGAGGAGGTCATGAATCTAGAAACCATATTTGGTGAACAACTTACGGATATTCTGTGTAATAGGCATACCACTTGAGTAAGTCTCAAGCAGTTCCTCGTTCTCATCAATAATGATTAGAACAGGAGTAGCAGTCACACCATATTTTTTAGCGAGAGCAAGATTTTCTTCTGGGATAGGTTCATCACTGAAGTCCTCAAGTTGGACTTCTTCGATAAGTTTAGTACGGTCATCTTTCAAAGCATTGAAGTAACGCTTTACCAGACCGCAAGGACCACAAGAGTCCTTGGTGAACAAAATAAATCTAGTCATCGATCGTCTGCTGCTCTGTTTTCGGAATAATGCACGTCGAACTCACCACCAGGATAGCGTTTCTTGAGTTTGTTGACATTGGTCTCAATAACTTCATCAAAACTGATACCAAGTGCTTGAGTTGCTTGAGCGACATACCACATGATGTCACCCAGTTCGATGATCAAGTGTTCCCTGTTGTCTTCGTTCCAGGGTTTACCTTGGAAAACCATCTTCTTAATGATCTCCAGAAACTCACCACCTTCAGCATTGATCCCAACGCCAGAAGTAAGAAGACGCTCAATATTGGCACCCTCTCTATCAAGTTCGCCAATGCGGTCAGCAAAATCCACAAAGTTTGTTGAAGCTTCGCTAGTGACTGCTGCCACAAACTCTTCATAACGGTTGAAATCTACGGTCATATTACAAATTGAGAGAATTTATCAAGTCGGGATTGCCTATTAGAAATATCTTCAAGGCGGTCAAATGTTCCTTCTTCCTCATCATCGACCTGCGTCAATGGTGTTTCGGAATCATCAACATTATATAGCTTCATCTTCGCCCTGTCAATCCCCACCGTGAAACGACGGAAATAGGTGAGATCATTATATCGATTCTTAAGTTGCTTAACCATGATGCGACCTGACTGCTCAAGTTCTTCAGTAGAAATAAGAGCAAGCATAAGGTCAGCAGTAGCGGGTAAACCAAAAGACTCACTAGTATCAGTGAGATCGACATCACTATTGCCGAAACCACTACGAGTGGTTTGAGTAGCAGATACAATAGGAAGGTCATGCTCGACAGCAAGACCTCGTAGCTCTTCCGCAATCGCTTTGACATAGGTATATGAATTGACGATGTGACCTTTGTAGCGAGATGAGGCACAGATGTTCAGATAGTCAACAAAGATGATGTTGGGTCTGAAATCTTTTTTAAGAGACAGGTCACTCAATAGTGCTTTGAAGTGACCAGAATGTGCTGATGCAGTGGGGTACTCTTTGATAATAAGTTTACCCTGTGACTTCCTACCAATCTCATTGACACGGGATTGGAATATAGTTTCAGGAATCTCACCGATATCCTTGATATTGACGTTCAATAGGTTAGCGTCAATACGTTCAGCGATCTTTTCTTCTGCCATCTCCAGAGTGATGTACAGCACATTGAATCCCATGGACAGACATGATGCTGCCATGTGACACATGAACAAAGACTTACCTACGCCTGTGCCTGCGAGTGCAATGTTCAGTGTCTTGTTAGGAAGACCACCTTTAGTGATGGTATTCAACTTCTCAATATCAAAAGGAATCTTGTGTTCTTCTAGGTGGTAGTAGTCGTATCGTTCTTTTGCATTATCCACGTAGTCGTGTCCGATGTATTCATCAAACGATACTGCGAGAGCCTGCTGTAGGATACTTGGGATCGCATCCTTTGATACTTTCTGATCGCCGCTACCTTCTGCGATTCGGATAGATTCAAGGAGGGCGTTGTATACTGCCCTCTCCTGACACCACTTCTCCGTCGCATCAACCAACCACTTCGTCTCAATAAATTCTTGAGAATATGTGTTAAGTTGCGATACACTCTCCTGAAAAGTTTCTTGAGTAAGATCATTGCGTTGATTTAAACTAATAATAAGAACTTCTTTAGTAGGAAACTTATCATACTTATTAGAAAAATCTTGAATCTCTTCAAAGATCACCCGCTCTGCCATATCCTGAAAGTATTCACCTTTGATAAAGGGGACTACCTTACGAAAATACTCTTCATTACAGAGGAGATTCCTTAAAATTGAATGTTCAAGTTTCTCCGTCATCTACTGCTCCGTACAAAAATGTTTTCTGTGCTTGTTTATCTAGTTCAGCGAGAACTTCGGGTGTGAAATACTGCTCGGGATCTTTCAGGATCTGTTTGGCATAGACTTTCTTGCCATCAATCTCATACCGACCAGCAACATTCTTCCACAAACCTGCTGCCTCTCCTAGTTCAAGGAGTCCATAGTGTTTCTCAAGTCCACGCTCATCAAAGAACAGTCTTGTTTCAATCTTGGAACCCTCTCGGGTCAAACGAGACTTTTTAGCCTCGCATTTGACAATATTTCCGACGAGAGTCGTTCCATCCTTTTCCTTTTTCTTTCCGAGATAAACGATTGTAGAGGCGGAATACTTGAGACCACTTCCTCCTCCCATTTCCTTTGTAGGAACGTAAGCGCCGACGACATCATAGGTGTGATTGGTAACCAACATTGGTATATTAGCCTTACCAAGTTTCAATGTGAGGATTCTGAAACAAGACTTGATAAGTTGTGCCTTGGTCATGTCACGAACGTTCTTGTCGTTCGATGCATCCTCCACCTCTTTATTGGTGGCTAACATACCAAGAGAGTCTAGCACAAACATCAGGGGTTTGCGTTGATCTTTAGGTTGTTCCATGAATTTGTCGATGATCCTGACCGCCTGGGTACGGAACTCTTCTACTGTATTAACAGGGAAGATCACCATGCGCTTGGAGTCAATGCCACGACTCTCAATCATCTGCTTACTAATAGCAGATTCGGTTTCAAAATATAAGACGCCAGCACCTGGATCAGAATCAAGGAAGTTACGAACCACAGAAAGACAAAAGAAAGTCTTGCCCGTGCCTGATTCTCCTGCCAAGGCAGTAATCTTATTGGAAGGAATACCTCCGAAAATCGAACCACTAACAAGGGCATTAAAGATATAGCTGCCAGTATCAACAAAAGTTTCAACGTCACCAGCAGCAATACCGTCAGCGGCAAGAGAAGCGAATTCATTCTTACTGTCCTTGATTACTTGAGATAAGAAATCCATAATTACAAAAATGATAGAAGTGAAATAGTCTTTTCAGATTGCCAACCAATACAGTTTAGCACATTCTTGAGAGGATCATAAAAAGATTTCTCAAACTGCAATTTGTGATCAACATACTTTTGGATGTTAAACTCGGTTGGAATGCGTCCCATGAAAGAGATAGTATTCTCCATAATGGGATTGGGCGTCTTCAGGTACAAGAACTTGATCTTCTCTCCTTCTTGAATGCGAGCATGTTTATGCTCTACCTTATGCTTCTTCAGATACCAATTGTACAGTAGAGCACCACGAACATGAATAGGTGTTCCTTTCTTATAGATGTTGGTTCGGCAAGAATAATTTGCAAGGTTGTTTACTCCACGAGGGAATGCAATGTCTTGATAGTCTTGCTTCTTGGTTTCATCTCTGACTTCATTGATAAAGTCAATTACATCATCGTTAGTACCATTGATGATAATTGTATACGCCTTGAGAAGTTTGTCTCGGAAGAACGCAGGAGTAGATGAACGTGCCGTCTCCATACCACAGATCTTCATCTTTGGTTCAGAGTAACGAACACCCTCACTGTCCCAGACGTTGAGGATATATCGTTTCTTGGCAGTCCAGATACCCTTGGAAGCGATATTCTCCCGCTTCATCTTCATCTTCTGTGCGTATGCCCTAACATACATGGCGAGCTCTTGGTAAGAACTTTCAATAAACTTTTCAAATTCCACCTCACACACCTTGTTAAGGAACCCAACAATGACCTCATCATCTGTCTCTCGTCCCTCGAATACCTTTTGCACCAAAGGACCCAGGTTAAGGTACATAGAATCGGTGTCGCAAGCAATAACGTAATCAATGTCATTTGTCTTCAGAATATTGTTCAAGTATACATTAGTCTTGTCACTGATCCAACGAATAGACAACTGACCTGACGTTGTAATCGCTTCTGCAATCTCCAGACGATAGTATCGGAAGTGTTCGTTACCGATAGCACCATAAGCGGAGTTAAGTTGGATCTTCCTTGCCATCTGAATGTTGTTACAGCGGGAGATTTCCTTCTGCAACTCTACGGTAGGAGTCTTTTCATACTGCTGCTTGGCAGCAAGCATCTTCTTCTTATAGATGGTTCTTTCTTGATAGATCTTCTCCATCAGTTTGGGCAGGAAACCCTGCTTCCTGGTGTCATACATTGTGCCGTTAGCACACAGAGTCTGTCCACGCAGATCAGAAGTGTCTATCTCTTGATTCAACAGTTTCTCAACGTTTGCACTGGGGTGACGATGCGGTTTCAGTGTCTCTGGAGACAGATTATACTGCATAATCAAGTGAGGATACAGTGAGTTAAGGTCAAAGCTGACCACCCAGTCATAGATGCCTGGCACTGGTTCCTTCACGTATGCACCAGCATACTTATTATCTTTGTGCGACTGACGTTTAGGTGGGATAGCAATGTTCTGACGTGCAAGATACACGTAGATAATGTTGTCCCACATGCGTACCTGTGAGTACACATCTTCAAAGTTCACTTTGGCATCGTATGCCATGGTGACAGCAAGTTCTAGGAGTTTCATCTTGTCATCCAACCTGTCAACCAGGCGAACGTCAATGATGTTGTACTCTACAAACTTCTGCCAGTCGTTAGTATAGAACTCTTTGAAGGTGTCATACTCACTGTGGTCAAGTTTCTTCTGACCTAGTTCTACAAATGCAATATGATCCAGACGATAAGACTCTTGGTTAGTATAAGTAAATTTCTTATACAACTCAAGATAGTCTAGAGTTGCGACACCAGTAATATCATAGGCAATATTCTCTTTACCTTTGATAAAGATCTTGCGCTGATAGATATTTTTCCACGGAGACAATACTTTCGCACTGTCCTCACCAAGGATGCGGTTGATACGACCGACAATATAGGGCATATCGAACAACTGTACGTTCCATCCAGTGATAACATCAGGACAGTTTGCCTGCCAGTCGTGCAGGAATGCCTTCAGCAGACCTTCTTCGGTCTGGAAGTGCATGTAGTTCACGTCCTTCTCTGTGCTTACAAAGGGACGTGAACCGTATACAGTAATCTTGCCAGTTGTGGAGTCTTTGATGCTGATCAGAAGAATTTCCTGGTCAGCAGTCGCAATGTCTGGAAATCCATTTTCAGCACCAGTCTCGATGTCAAGTGTAAAGACTCGAATCTTGTTAATATCATACTTCATATCCTCATCAGGGTACGTCTCAAAGATGTACTGATTGAGGAAGCGAGTCTGACCACAGATCTCGAAGTCAGGAAGGTCTTTGTGAGTCTCGATGAACTCTTTAGCGTCCCTGATAGTGCCCTGCTTAACAGGACGGACGCTCCTTCCGTCTAGTGTCTTCCATTCTTCTTGCACCTCGGAGTTTTCTTTCCATGATGCTGCCCTTTGGGGTGCTCTCCCACGCTTTCCTTGTGGGAGGAACAGTGTAGGATTAAACTTGACACGATCTTGAAAGGGTAGTCCGTGATCATAACCACGAACTAGGATCGTGTTACCCGTCTGTTCAACACTGGTGTAAAACTTCATTCAGATTTCATTTTGTAGTAAAGCGATGCGGTTTCGCCATCAGGTTCAGCAATCAAAGTGATGTCTGAAGACCTGACCGCCAACTCACGGTCATCGGAAAAGGGTGGGAAGGACGTAAAACCGTCCTCCGTCACCTCACAAGGGTATTTTAGCACACAATCGGGATCACCGAACTCTACGCCAGGAATCTCTTCAACCTCTGCTACGATCCAGTGACCGTCAAACTTCAGCAGTTTCAACATCAGGTGCCTCTGTTTCGTCAGCAGGAACAAATCCAGTCTCTGCTGCAGCTGCTTGCGCTTCTACCTGTGCTTGTTCCAAAGCAACTGCTTGAGCAACTGTATTTACATATGCTTCTTCCAATCCAGCATCGACCGCACCACATGCCGTCAAAGCAGTGAAAGGAATCCTGAACTGCGTGTCGCTTGAGTAAGGCAACCACTTATTAAAGCGAACTTGAACTTCGCCGTCAGGTGCATCAGGAGTTTTCTCAAGATTAAGAGTATATGGACGGATCATGAGCAGGCAGATAGGTTTGCCATCTTCTTTTCCATCTTCACGAATTTCCTGAAGATCGCAGATGACACGCTCACCATTCCCAGCGAGAACACAAATAACTTTTGCCATGAATTTAAATTATGAACGACTTAAGTCTACCACAAAAAAAGGGGGGCGTCAACTGGATTGTGCCAGTTGCCCCCGTGCGGCGACGATATGAAATTATTTATTCGAGTAACAACTCTTTATTGCCAGAGATATCATAAACAATCTTACGCTGATGTTCTGGAATGTATTTGTTTAACTGAACTACCAGCATTCCATC